CTTGTGCTTGAATATCTGTTCCACCTGTGAAAGATAAACCAACATCACGACCGGTAATTACGACTGTTGCCATGATTTCTCCTTATATTGTTTGCGTGTAGTAGGTAGATACTCGAACATCTGCGATAAGCAGCGTTGATGCACCAACTTGGGTAACTGTCGGTCTTTCAACCGAGCTGACAATATATCCAACTGGAATTACTGCCAGAACACTTATTATCAATTGCTCGATGTTGTCGAGCGATGCAGGATTGCTGTTATATGCAACTGCAACTGAAATTGTAAAATTAACTTTGGCGCGAATGTTTGATTTACTGATTGTTTCAAATTCTAAATATGGGCTATCTGGAACAACTACTACAGCTGGTGGAATAACTGTTTCAGGCACAAATGCATAAACATTTCCAGCAACGCTAGATAAGGCAGTTGCTAAAGGTGTGCGGATTTGTTGGAGGATTGTTTCATTAGGCATTTATTGAGCCATGCTTTCGGTGTCAATATATGAGCCAAGTAATCCAACGCATTTATTAAATAATGATCGACCCATTCTGAAAGGTGTTGCAGTAAAATCTACTCCTTCAATTTGTCCTCCGCCTGCAAGTCGGGCTTGAAAGACTTCAACTGAAACTGTGTAGACGGCTGATTGAACAGCTGCATTTCCAACATAAGTTGATCCGCCAGAAAGGGCAGCAACTCCGGATGGGATGACATTAGCTTCGAGTATGTCGGCATTAGTGATCGATTGCGAAAAGGTATATTGTCCAAGATTATCTGCCAAGACAACTCTTGTTCCGTTGTATGGTGATCCGCATCCTGTGATGACAACTGATTGTCCTTCCGTAAATTCATGTATTCCTAATGTCGTAAATGTAGCAACATTGTCTGACAGCGATACAGCTTGTATTGGTGCTTTGAATGTAACAAGCATTGGTAATATGACTGTTTCTGCGGTATCAATTATTTGGTTTAAGTAAGTGTCATCATAAAGAGAAGAAGATACGCCAAGCACACTTCTTAACTGACTAGCAGTAATAATTGTAGGCAAAACGCACCTTCCTCTCTATACTCCCATTTCTAGCTGCCTACCAGCGGGAGCACCAGTAGGCATTACGGGCTTAATTAGTTCTTGTTGAACCAAACTGCGCCACCAGCAATTTTAACTGCTAATGCGCCGTAGCCGTAGTAAGCAACAGATACTTGACCTGTGGCTGTGATATCTGAGCGAAGTGTTAAGCGTGGGCTCTCATACCATGTAAATGCATCTGGATTAACTACGATCATTGATTGATCTCCAGTTGTGTATCCATCTAGTGAGCGAGATACATAAAGATCCAAGCCAGCAACATTTCCACGAAGTGATGTAGGAACTACATTTCCACCTGCGTTTTGTGGTTGTGATGCGTTGTAAATTGGGCGTCCGGAATCGTTGTAGCCCATAATGTTGCCCCATTGGGTGCTGTTCACAATTAAGTTGCGAGCAAAGCCAAGTGAGTTTGAATAAACGCTAGCTGCTGCTGCTGAAACATAAGCAAGCAAATCTGCTGCTGTGTTGTCCTCAGCTACTGCTGCTAATGAGCATGAATTGCCAAGAATTGTTGCAACATATGAATCTGTGGTCTTTGCATAAGCAAATTCCATCTGACGCACTAACTCATCAAAGAATGCAGGTGATGAACGATCTAGCAATTCAACTGAGAATGTTTGTCCGCCAGCGAACTTCTTTACATCGACAGAAACGAAAGATGATGTCATGTCAGTTGTGTCAATTGCTGCAGCCTCTGCCTCAAGTGCAGTTGTAGGAACAGCTGTGATCTTTGGAATTTCGAATGTCATACCAGCAGCAGGTAGAGTGCCACGAGATAGAGCATCGATTAATCCACGATCAGCATTTGATAGACCATTGATGATCTCTGTTGATTGTGGTGTTGGAATTAAGCCAGCAACTGTTCCAGTTGTGTCAGCAGCCATTACATATTGACGGCTTTCCTCTGAACCTAGTGCAGCACGAACTGAGTGCTCCAAGTAAGTTGCCTTTGAATTGATTGGTGAGCGTGGCTTTGTGTAAGCAACTGATTGCGCTGCTACTAATGCCACAGGCTCAGACTTTGCAGCTTCTACCGCTTCGGTTGCGATAGGAGCATCTGAAGTTATATCAGACACTTTGTCCTCCTGTGTTGTTGTATCCTCAGCGGTTGCTTCGGAATTCTCTGCTGGTGTTTCGGTTGCTGCAACATCTGCAACTCTTGCGCTGTCAATTGCTGGATCAGTTACTAAACTAACCTCAATTAACTTGGCTGCGCTGATTGACATAACACCATCTTTATTTTCCCAGTCATCAACCATTACGCCAACACTAAATCCATCTCTTAAGCCTTCGGCTGCTTCGAGCAAACTATCATCACCTGCAATAGTTCCGGCAATTTTAAATGTTGCTTCAATGCCATTTTTGTCAGCTGTAATATCCATCATTTTGCCAATTGGTCGAGTGCGATCATGTTCAAGTAATAATTTAACAGGCTTTGAAAAGTCAATCGAACCTTCTTGAAATACAGTTGCTCCAGCGGAAGTGTTGCCGCGCTCGCCCCAAGTAACAATTGTTCCTGAGATTGTGCGCTTGCGACTATCGGCTGCGGTTAGTGTTACTGGGAAGTTAATCTTCATCGGATTAAGTCCTCCTCCTCTTGGATTTGTTCGATGCTCATTGCACCGATGCGGTTTAGGATTTCATAAACTTGCGCACGCTCTAATGCTGAGCCACGCAAGAAATCATCAATATCAAATCGAACTTCAACACCATTTGGCACAAAGTCAGCAGCTGATAATCTTTGTTCAATTGGAGTAATGATATTTCTTAAACTGAAATCAATAAGAGCTTTTCTTTCCATAACAGTCGTGCTATATGTCATGCTGGTTGTTTCAGCAGATAAGAATGATGCTGGAATACCAACTGCTCTTGCCAATTCCAAACTAACATACATTCTGGCTTCATTTAATTGTAATTTAGCAGGATCAAATCCTAATGCAGTTAATTCAACATCAGCATTTAAGAATGCAGTTGCTCTTGTGTTTCTAGCAACTTTCCAACTTTCAAGAAGTTTTGTAATTCGCTCTGGTGCAAGATTTGTTCCATTTGATTTTAATACCATTGTTGGAACTGGCTCTTTTGCGTATAACTCAGCAGCCTTTTCTAATTCTTGAGCAGCTCTTATTGTGCGACCTGCACGATTTAATACACCTTCGTCTAATCCGCTAAATACAATTAAAGATCCAATGCCTGATGCTGGAACATGCATTCCATCAACCATGTATGAAGTAATTTCAGTTTGATTTGCATTTAGATTGTAAGTAACTCGATCAGGTGCAACTCTTGTCCATGCACGAACTCGACTATTATCTGATGCAGCATAAGCATCTAATACTTGACCATAAGCAACGCCATGAAATAATAAATCCTCAGCGATCCAAGCATAAATAGCAGAACCAGCAATTCTTGGATCTGGTTGCATAATTACTCTGTTTGGATCTAGATGTTCTTTTGTAAAATGATTATAAGTTTCTAAAGGTAATGATCCAATTGTTGAACAAATTATATTTCTTGCTCTAGCAACTGATGGAACTGACATTGCTTGCTCACGCGTTGCAGTTTGTGCTCCATAAAATAATCCGCCAACAGCTGACTGTAAATTGTAAGGCGTATTGGCAGCAGCAACATCTGTCTGAATTGTTGGTGTCTGATTTGTCAAAAATCTATCAAATAATCCCATTAGCACATAATATACCATAAAGTCTAGTTTATGCGATTTGTATGTCTGTTTCCGTTTCAGGTTGTGTCGCAAAATATGTAACTAATGCTGAGGCAACTGATGCACAAACGGCAACTCTGCTGGCTCGCCTTCCAATAATCCAAGATCCATCACCGAATGGCAATTTAGCAGCTGATAATGTTTGTTGGGTCAATTCCTCTTGTCCAGAATGCTGCAACCTGTGTGAGTTAATTGCTCCAAGCCATCTGTCGCAACTTTCCGCGTATATTCCGCCATCCATATCGGTTGTTTGAATTCCGGCAGAGGCTAAACGACTAGCAACTGCCTGACTTGTCCTTTTACTGTAAGCCACAGTTTGAGTGTTGTATTTTCTGACATAAGGCGCAATATCGTTTGCAACTGCTAAATCGTTTAAGCTGTAATCATTTGACCAAGTATGAAGTAATTGAATGTAAAATCTTTCACCCGATAATCTTTGAGCAGCAACTAACGCCCCAAATTTACGATCAGGCGATAAATCTAAACCAAGCCAAGTAGGTTGTTCAGGATCTAGCGGAATTGCATCTATCTGACACATTGCCCACTTTTGTGCATCTATTGCTGAGTTTATTGTATCTACCCATTGAGCCAATACTTCGGTTCTTACAATATCTGGAGGATCGTTAATGACTGCTTTTAAGTTATCTGGGTGAATTGTTATTCCTAGTGATGGGTTGGCTTGAGCGAATGCACTCCAGTTCATCTCGCCTGACGGAAGCAAGATAGGAGCATCAGGTTCAGCACTCCACTCAAACCAACCTATCGGATCGTTGGTTGTAGCTGATGCCAACGCCCTCTCGCGTAATTTATTCAAAATTACTGAATGTTG